AGAGTTGCTATTAAGAACCTCATGTGATCTAAATATCTCGGTTCGAGATGGATCAAAAGACTCTCCTTCGGGAGGGTCTTTTTTATGTCTTGACAAAAGTTTCCAAAGCCTATATAATTACGTATATAAATCAATGAATTGCATAAGTAAATATGACTGCAACACTAAGCACCCCTATATCATCCATGAGAACCTTGATTCCTTTCACTGGAGGGAACTGGTCAGATGTTCTCGACAATGAAGTATTTCAAGCTATCATTAAAAGTCCTCCTTCATTCTGGGGATTAGAATACAGGGGTTTCCAAGTATCTGATATGACAGAGGTGGATACTGATGACTCTGGTAATACTGCACGATCAGGTGGAACAAAACTAAAAAAGAATGATGTAGAAAAAGGTTGGGATGTTTCTGAAAGACCATTAATTTTAGTTTGGGTTGGACAAGAAATATATCTTTGGGATGGATTCAACAGATGGTGGAAACTCAATGATATGGGTGAAATCTATGCACCAACATGGGTCTACCAACTCAAAGAAGGCTTTGACATTGAAGATGTCAAAGAGCATGTTCAATTAAGTGCCAACAATAGTGCTAGAGCAGATGAGCATACAAAACGTGACTTCATTAATACAGGACTCAAATGGGCAGAAAGACATAACATTGAAGATCTTGACAAAATCATTGAGTGGGTAAATCGTTCTGAGCATAGTTGGAACAAAAGACAAATCGATCAAATTGCATCTTCGATTTACTTAGAGTCTGAGACTGCTCATGTAAGACATATCATCACAGGTTCAGCAGCAAGAAAAGAAGCTTGTGAGTTTGTGGGTGCTGAACTTACATATAAGAAGGATGATGAAGGTGATGTTATAGTTGAAAACCCAATCGTCATATGCACAAAAGTTGATGATTATATTAAAGATGCTTTTGTACAACATATGAGAAAATTTGTCAAAGATGATAAAGAAGGACAACTTGAAACCACAGAACTCATAGGTTATACTAAGGGTTGTGATACTGCTGAAGGTGTAAGAGAACAACGTCAAAACGCAAAAGATATGTTTGATGAATTAGATGCGTTGGTAGTAGGCTATGCTACTCTCAAGATGAAACTAAATGGCAAAGTACCATACAAGTGGTTAGGATTCTTACCTCAACTTTATGGCACTGAGTGTGGTGATGGATGTGAAAACAAACTAGTAGACTAATATCAAGAGGGTTAATCACCCTCTTTTTTATGGGTATAAATACTATGCCTAGTGTAGACTAAAATGAATAATGTCAAACTTAACAGACAAACAAGCCGCAAAGAAACTTCTTAAGTTAGCAAAAGCACATCCCGATTGGTATAGTAAAAAGGATGTCTTTTATGCTAAGATGATAAAGAAGAGAATTAAAAAAGAAGAACAGTTAAAGGATAAATAACTAAAAAACTATAATGGCAATTTCTAACGGACTAAAGAATCAAATACAAAATAAGAATTTTTTGAGTCCTGTTGGATTTAAATTTATTCTTAACAGAACTCCCAAGGTAGCATTCTTTTCTAATTCAGCAGTAATACCTGGTTTTTCTTTAGGTACTGCTGTGCAACCAACATACTTGAAAGATATAGATCTTCCAGGTGACAAGCTAACCTTTAATGATTTCTCATTACGATTTCTAGTAGATGAAGATTTAGAAAACTACAATGAGATACAGAAATGGATGCGTGGAATGGGTTTTCCAGAAAGTCTAGAAGAGATTTATAAGTTTCAGAAAAGTGATCCCAATGCACCACAAGATAATAAAAGATTGAATCTATATTCTGATGGAACATTGAATGTTTTGACAAGTAATCAGGTTCCTAACTTTAAAGTAAAATTCAGTGATCTATTCCCAGTGTCATTATCTGATCTAAACTTCGATGCTACTGATACAGATATAGACTACTTGACAGCAGAGGTCACATTTAAGTATACTATATACAACCTTACTGATTTGGGTGATAATCCTTTATGAATCTAAATCTTGAAGAAATTCAAGAGATGTGGGAAAAAGATGCAAAGATGGATAGAGATAATCTACATGAAGAATCATTGAACATCCCCTCTCTACATGCTAAGTATTTTGAACTTTATAATACAATCTTCTTACTAAGGAAGAAGGCAGAACAACAAAGAAAAAACATCCGTCATGAACGGTATGAGTATTTTAGTGGGAAAGCAGATCCAGAGGTATATCAAGATAATCCTTTTCCAAAGAAGATAAGAGATAAGGATACGATGCAGAAATATATGGATGCAGATGAAAAACTATCTACGTCAAGCTTGAAGATAGATTACTATGATACAATGTTAGTATACTTAGAAAGCATACTCAAGGTAATACAGAACAGAACATTCCAGATAAAGAATGCAATAGAGTTTATGCGTTTTAATTCAGGATTAGGATGATGAATCCATTACACAGAGGAAAATTAAGTGAAAAGTTTTTCGAGCATGAATACTATAAAGTTATTGATAATTTAGAATATCAACTTCTTCCACCGCAAATTGATATTGGTTGGGATTTTCTTATAGCAAAAACTGGTAAGAGGATACAAGTTAAAAGATTTACTCCACAAGGAAAAAGATATAATCCCAATACTCTTGATTTGAGAAGAAAAAGAAATAAAGGAACTGGAAATTATACAGGAAAAGAATTTGATTATCTAGTTGTACATAACACTTCTAATAATGATCTTATAATTGCCAGTATAGATCAACTAAAAAAAGAAGATGGGACAATGAGAACTAGTATTTCTATATGTCCTACACAACGAGGGAATGGATTAATCAACGAAGGCTTTGCTGTATTAAAGGCTTGACATAACTTCATAAATAAACATAGATGCATGGACTAAGTGATAGACACAACGGCCAATGTTGTAATATCAAAGGCCAACGAAGTATTTTTAAAAATTGATACAGAACCTCATATTGAGTATGAGTTAAGGGATCACTTTACCTTTGAGGTAGAGGGTGCAAAGTTCATGCCTCAATATAGAAGTAAGTACTGGAATGGTGAAATACATTTATATGATTTGAGATCGAAAAAGATATATGTTGGTCTTCTAGATAAAATTATTTCTTTTTGTGAGAGACACGATTATACTTACAAGTTTGAAGATAACCAATATTATGGAGCACCATTTGAATCAAATGATGGTATCTCTTATGAGGGTGTAAAAGATTATATGAAATCTATTTGTTCTCATTCTCCGAGGACATACCAAATTGAGGGAGTATACGATGCTCTAAAGTATAACCGAAAGCTATTGATATCACCAACTGCTTCAGGTAAATCTTTGATGATTTATTCTCTCGTAAGATATTACGTAGATAAAGCGCAAAAAATCCTCTTAGTTGTTCCAACGACATCTCTTGTAGAGCAGATGTATAAGGACTTTGAGGATTATGGTTGGGATGCTGAGTCATATTGCCACCGCATATATGCAGGAAAAGATAAAACAAATGAACATCCAGTAACAATCACCACATGGCAATCTGTTTATAAACTAGAACGTTCATTCTTTGAAGATTATAATGTAGTTATAGGAGATGAAGCTCACCTATTTAAGAGCAAGTCTTTAGTTAACATAATGACTAAGTTACATCATGCTAAGTATAGATTTGGTTTTACTGGAACATTAGATGGCACACAGACTCATAAATGGGTCTTAGAGGGTTTGTTTGGACCATCATACAAGGTAACGAAAACAGATCAATTAATGAAAGAAGGACACCTATCTCAGTTAGATATACAATGCATTGTTCTTAAACACACTCCCCAAAAGTTTGAAACATATCAAGATGAAATAGAATATCTTATTAGCCATCAGCAGAGAAATAACTTTATCAAAAACCTATCACTTGATTTAAAAGGAAATAGTTTAGTTCTCTTTTCTAGAGTCGAAGCACATGGACAAGTGCTTTATGATTTAATAAATAGTAACAAGAAAGGTGACCGTAAAGTATTTTTTATTCATGGTGGTGTAGACACTAGTGAAAGAGAACTTGTTAGAGAAATTACCGAGGAACAATCAAATGCGATCATCATTGCAAGTTATGGTACTTTTAGTACTGGGATCAACATTAAGCGGTTGCACAATATCATCTTTGCTAGTCCCAGTAAGTCCAGAGTTAGAAACCTCCAGTCCATCGGTAGAGTTCTTAGAAAAGGAAAAGACAAAGTAAAAGCAACATTATATGATATCTCTGATGATTGCTCTACTAAAAGTAAAAAGAATTATACATTAAACCATCTAATTGAAAGAATTAAAATTTACAATGAAGAGAATTTTAATTATGATATCATCACCGTACAACTAAAGAAATAATTATGGAAGACGATTTCTATGCAACCATAAAATTTAAAACTGGAGAAGAAGTATTTGCCAAGGTTGCAGCTTCAGAAGAAGAAGATAGGACTATGTTGATAGTTTCTAATCCAGTTACAATTGATCAGATTAAAAGTAGGTCGGGTCTTCAAGGTTTTAAAGTAGAACCTTGGTTAAAGACCACCTCCGAAGATATGTTTGTAGTTGATATTGCCGACGTATTAACTCTAAGTGAGTCTAATGATATGGAAATGATTGTAATGCATCAAGCTTATATTAATAACTCTAATTCTTTTATAAAAAAGAATAATAAGTTAGATAGAAAAATGGGATATATTAGTAACGTCCAAGATGCTAAAAAGATATTAGAAAAGATCTATAAGAATAATATAGAACCTAAGAGCTAATACCTTTTCTGAAACTCCACAAAGTTATTCTAACTGCAATTTAGATACTTGTCAAGTCGGGATTTAAATGTTATAATATCTACATAGTAGTGATAACGACTTATGGCAATAAGACCTATGGTTAAACGGAAAAGGTCAGAGCACTATGTGAATAACAAAGAGTTTCTTGCTGCTCTCATTAGATACCAAGAAGATATTGAGATAGCACAACTGCAAGATAAACCTAAGCCTGTCATACCAAGGTATATTGGTGAGTGTTTCTTAAAGATTGCTACGCACCTATCTTTCAAACCAAACTTTGTCAACTATATGTTCAAAGATGATATGGTTTGTGATGGAATCGAAAATTGCGTACAATATATACATAACTTTAATCCAGAGAAATCTCGTAATCCATTTGCATATTTTACCCAAATCATTCACTATGCATTCTTAAGAAGAATACAGAAGGAAAAGAAACAGTTAGAAATTAAGAATAAGATATTAGAAAGAACTGGTTACGAGCAAGTATTTGATACTGATGGTGATGATAACTTCTCAGATTATAATTCAATCAAAGATTCAGTTCATTCAAAGCTTAGATACTAATGAAAGTTGCGATCATAACAGATCAGCACTTTGGGTGTCGTAAAAACTCTAAACTTTTTCACGATTATTTCCTAAAGTTTTATAATGATGTTTTCTTTCCTACTCTTGAGAAAGAAGGTATTACCACGGTTATCGACATGGGTGATACCTTTGATAGTAGAAAGGGAATTGACTTTGCTGCACTGACATGGGCTAAGGATCATTATTTTGATCGTCTAAAACAGATGGGTATTACTGTCCATACTATTGTTGGTAATCATACAGCATACTATAAGAATACAAATGATATCAATGCAATAGATTTATTGTTGCGTGAGTATGATAATATTCCCATCTATGCAGAAACAACTTCTATTGAATTAGGTGGTTGTAATATTCTTCTTGTACCTTGGATCAATAGTGAGAACAGGGATATGAGTGTAGCAATGATTAATAAGTCAAGAGCTTCTGTATGCATGGGACATCTGGAACTTAATGGATTCAGAGCAACACCAGGTCATATGATGGAGCATGGTATGGAGTGGGATATATTTAAAAAATTCAAAAAGACATTTTCTGGGCATTATCATTGTCGTTCCAATCAAGATAATATTTACTATCTTGGAAATCCTTATGAGATGTTCTGGAATGATGTCAATGATGAGAATAGGGGATTTCATTTATTTGATACAGAGACCCTAGAACATACACCAGTTAATAATCCATATAGACTTCATCATATACTTTATTACGATGATCATGACCATCAGTTATTTGATGCTAGACAACTCAGTGGTAAGATAGTAAAATTAGTTGTACGTAATAAGAGCAATCAAGTCCAGTTTGAAAAATTTGTAGATAAGCTCTATAATTCTGATGTATCGGAATTAAAGATTGTGGAGAACTTTTCTCTGCATGAATCTGAAGACTTTGAGTCATTAGAGTCTGAAGATACTATATCTATTTTAAATAGGTATATTGAAGAGTCTGAGATTGACATTGACAAGTCCCAAATTCAAAAGATAATGCAGGACATCTATCAAGAAGCTTGTGAATTGGTTTAATGTTTATTCTTACTATCAATGGCAAAGAGAAGGAGGGAGCTTATGCTGTAACTCGTGACGATGGAGAAGAAGTTCTTTATCTATTTGAACAAGAAGATGATGCTGTTAGATTTGCATATCAGTTAGAAGATGTTGGTTACCCTGAGATGCATATTATTGAAGTAGAAGATGCTATAATATTTAAAACATGCGAAACGCATGATTACAAATATGCAGTCATTACTAGAAATGACATTGTGATTCCACCCGAAGATCAAAATGATTTTATTTGAAAAAATACAATGGAAGAATTTCCTCTCAACAGGAAATCAATTAACGCAAGTAGAATTTAATACACACTCTACTACATTGATAGTTGGTCAGAATGGTGCTGGTAAAAGCACAGTTCTTGATGCATTGACGTTTACATTGTTTGGCAAACCTTTTCGCAAAATCAATAAAGCTCAACTAATAAATTCTGTGAATGAAAAGGATTGTCTAGTTGAAGTTGAATTTAGTATTGGTCAGACTGAGTGGAAAGTAAGAAGAGGAATCAAACCAAATATATTTGAAATCCATAGGAATGGAAACTGTCTTGATCAATTTTCTAATGCTAATGATCAGCAGAAATGGTTAGAGCAGAATGTTCTGAAGATGAATTATAAATCTTTTACTCAGATTGTTATATTGGGTAGCACTAACTTTGTTCCTTTCATGCAACTTAGTGCATCAAATAGAAGAGAAGTGATTGAGGATCTTTTAGATATAAAAATATTCTCATCTATGAATAATTTGATCAAAGACAAGCTTAGAGAATTCAAAGAAGAAATAAGAACTTTGGAATTAAAGAAAGAGTCTTTAAATGATAAACAACGAATGCAAAGTGAGTGGATAAAAGAATTAGAATCACAAAGTAAGGGAAGAATAGAAGAAAATAAAGAGAAGATTGATACCTTTATGTGTGAAGCAGATGATTATGTTATGCAAAATGAGCAGTTATCAGATGACATATTTGACCTTACAAAAGATCAAGAAACGTTAACAGGAGCTACGGAAAAGTTACGTGAATTAGGAAATCTTAAGGGCAAAATATCTAATAAGGTATCTACTATTACCAAAGAGCATAAGTTCTTTACAAAGAATACGGTTTGTCCTACCTGTGGACAGGACATAGAAGAGGAGTTCAGACTAAATAAAATCGCTGGTGCTCAAGATAAAGCAAAGGAGTTGCAATCTGGTTATAAAGAACTAGAGGAGGCAATTAAAAAGGAGGAAGAGCGAGAGTACCAGTTTACAAACCTATCAAAGGAGATTACTAAACTAACACATGACATTTCTCAAAACAATACTCGCATTTCTGGATGTCAACGACAGGTCAGAGATCTTGAATCGGAAATTCAAACAATTACCGACAAACTTGCAAACAGAAATACTGAGCATGAGAAGTTAAAAGAGTACAAGTCGAGTTTAGCAACAACATATAATGAATTAGCTGAGAAGAAGACTACAGTAAACTACTATGATTTTTCATATGGTTTATTGAGGGACGGAGGAGTTAAAACTAAAATCATCAAGAAGTATCTACCGCTGATAAATCAGCAAGTAAACCGTTATCTACAGATGATGGACTTCTACATAAACTTTACTCTCGATGAGGAGTTTAACGAAACTGTCCAGTCTCCCATACATGATAATTTTTCATACGCGTCTTTTAGTGAAGGAGAAAAGATGCGTATAGACCTAGCACTTCTGTTTACATGGAGGGAAGTTGCTAAGTATAAAAACTCTGTTAATACAAATTTACTAGTAATGGATGAGGTGTTCGATTCCTCACTTGATGGGTTCGGAACGGAAGAATTCCTTAAGATTATCCGTTTTGTAATCAAAGATGCTAACGTTTTTGTCATAAGTCACAAGACAGGTATGGACGATAGGTTCGATAGTGTGCTAAAATTTGAGAAGATTAAAGGATTCAGTAGGATATCATCATGATTGGAATTGTAGGTAATGGTTTCGTTGGTAATGCAGTTTACCAGAACGTAAGGGATAAAGCACCAACCAAGGTCTATGACGTAGACCCCAATAGATCTTTCAATACTCTAGAAGAGGTTCTAGATCAACAATACATATTCATCTGCCTTCCTACTCCTATGAAAATGGATGGTAGTTGTGATCTATCCATCTTGGATAGTTTCTTTGCTGGTATTAATCAAGAGGAGTATGTTGTTAGAGATACTGTCTTTATCATCAAATCAACTGTTCCTATTGGAACCACCAAAGCATATGCTGAGAAGTATGAGTTTCTTACTATTGCTCATAACCCAGAGTTCCTCACTGCTAGGAATGCTGTGGTT